CTCTATTGAATTAGCCTTAAAATCATTGATAATTATTTTTCATAAGAAATTATCTATCCCATACGAGAATGATTCTTGTGAGAGTACAAAACCTAAAATCCTAAGTCAAGGAAAATGGCGACCTCTCTATAGTTGCCATTGGATTGATGAGTTATATCGGTATTGGAAAGACGAGTTGCTACTAAAGAATATAACAAGACTTGAATCCCTTGCTAATAAAGGAGATTGGAAAGAATACGAGGATATAACAAAGGCTATTCCTATTATTGCAAAATACGACAAACAAAGTTCGTTCTTTAGATATCCTGTAACGGAAAATCCGAACTTGGATTTGGAGAAATTCACAATGAAAGAAGTGGATATTGAAACATTACGCAAGATATTTGAACAGAAAGAATCCATGAAAGAAAAAGAGAGTGGAGGAAATGTTATTTTGGCTATAAAAAATGATAATAATGAAATTATAAAGGCATACAGACAACAAAAGGAATTATTGACAGAATTATCTAATTCTCTAAAGAAAGTTGCTCATTATTTTTATTGCATCCATATAATGACAAGGATTGAATTATGTAAAGGAAAGTAGTATTTACCTTTTATTACAATAAGAAATGTAATATCAGCACATAGGTGTGTGCTGACTAATCGATTCAACGCACAAATAAGAAAAAAGAGTTTGCTCCATTAGCGTAGAGCAAACTCTTTTCTATTTAAGCCTACATCTTTCTTTATCGTATCAACATGTCCATATCCCTTGCAATCTTTTGGTCGGTGATTTGGGCATAGATTTGCGTGCTGGCAATGGACGAATGTCCCATCATCTTGGCGATGCTTTCTATCGGAATACCTGCCTCCAAAGTCAGCGTGCCGAAGCTGTGGCGACCGACGTGGTAGCCCAGCGGAGTACGAATGCCACACGCCAAGCCTACAGCTTTGAGATGGGTGAGTAGCTTTCCTTTGCTCATCGTATCGGGGAATATCTTGTAATCTCCTTTGCTTTGCTCCTTGGTGTAAAGCGAAAGTATCTGCTCCGCTATCGGGTGCAGGGGTATCAAACTTTCCACTTCCGTTTTCTGTCTTGCCTTGCGGATATATCGCTTTCCCTCGCTGTTCGTTTCGATTTGCGAAACTCTTAGGCTCTGCAAGTCGGCAAAAGCCAAACCTGTAAAGACGGAGAAAAGAAACATTCTTCGGCTTAGTTCTGCCCCTTCGTCCTGCAATGGGAATGCCAAGAGCTTTGCCACATCGCCTTTGCTTAGGAAACGAGGTTTGCGCTCCACGGCTTCATACTTCGCCCCCTCGAATGGATTAAAGTGGATTGTTCCCTGACTGACGGCTCGGTACATCAATCGGCTCAACCAGCATAAATGTCTGTTTGTCGTTGCAGGGGCATAACCCTCCTTCTTCAAATAGAAACGATAATCATCAAAGAAGTCCATCGTGAGAGCTGTTAGGGGAATATCCACCTCGCTACGACTTCGCACAAAGGCGTTGAGTTGTCTGTCGGAATACCGATTGTTGCTATACGTTCCCTCGCTCTTGCTTTCTCGTTGGGCTTTGAGTTCCTCCGTACTAAGGGCAAGAAGTGTCGTTGGAGTTCTCCCGATGCCTTGCTGGTAGTTCTTCAGAAGCTCGGCACTCACGGCTCCATATTTGTAGAGCAAGGTATTGTACCCCTGTTCGATTTCCTCCCGAAAGGTTTGCAGGCGTTGGTTGGTCTTCTTGTCCGTTGTTTCCCCTCGCTTCACGCTCCAATCGGGGGGAGTTGTGCTTTCGCCTGTGGTTATCACTGCGTTCGCTCCGTCAATGGTGATGCGACAAAGGATTGCCGTTGTGCCGTCCGTTTTGGTCTTGTTCTTATTGATATAGAATAGGATTTTGAATGTACTGCGCATAATCTTTTCGTGTGCTGTATGAATGGTAATAACTTTACCTCTCAAAGCTCCTAAGCTTTCGGGCAAAAGCTTAGGTGCTTTTGAGGGCATATTCTTGAATGTCACAAAGAGAGTTGTAAATCTTCGGTGAAAGAGAGAAATCGCTCGAACTCATCGAAGAGCTTCTTCGGGGTAACGTGGGCGTATCGCTCGGTCGTTTGAATGCTACAATGTCCCAGCATTCGGCTCACTGTTTCGATGGGAACGCCACGTTCCAAGGTTATCAAGGTTGCAAAAGTGTGGCGACCGACGTGTGCCGAAAGGGGAATGGAGATACCAGCCCGAAGTTGCAGGGCTTTGAGTTGGACGAGGTAAGCAGAATAGGCTATGGAAGCAAAGAGCGTGCTACGTTCCTCGGACTGATACCGCTCTATCAAACGCACCGCTTCGGAAAGGAGCTTCACACGGCAAAGGGTATTGGTCTTTTGTCTGCGGAACTTCAGCCACAATGCTCCCTCATCATCTGTAAAGAGATGTTCCCGATTAAGTGCGATCATATCACAATAGGCAACGCCCGTATAACAGGAGAAGAGAAAGAGATTACGGGCGGTTTCCAACTCCTCTTCATAGGGTTCAAAAGTCAAGGCTTGCAGCTTATCCAAAGAAGCTCTGTCCAATGCACGAGGTTGTTTATTCTCTCCTCGTTCTATCTCTATGTGAGCGAATAGTTGTCGCTCTGTCAAGCCCTCACGATATGCCAAACGGCAGACTTTCTTCACCGCCAAAGCCATCTTACGGTAATAACCTTGCGAATGCCCCAGCTTCCCGATAGAATAATGTTGCAAGCACTCCAAGAAATCTTCTTCAATCTGACCGAAAGAAATGTCTGTCGTGTGGTACTTCTCTCCAATAAAGACTTGCAAATGCTTACGGATAGTATAGTAACTACTCATAGTCGTAGCCTTTATTTCGATGCCTACCTTTTGTTCCATATCTTTAACCATTCGGTCGTATCGTTCCAAAAAGGTGATTTGAGTTTGCATACTTCCTTGGAACTGCTCCTTGATGTCTGTTGCCGTAAAGACCGCACCTCGCTCACAAAGAACTCTATAAGCCGACTGCACTGAGAGAAGCAAGCGTTCCAACTTGCCATTCGTTGCCACTGCTTCACTGCTTTTGCCATTGAGTCTGCTCTCACGAGCGTTCCACAACTTAGGGTCACACGACAGCTTACAACTGAATTGTGCCATCATTCGCCCGTATGTTATTCGTCCCATTATCGGGGCTTGCCCCGACTTGTCCAATCCGCTCTTTTTCAGGTAGAGCAACACCTTGAATTTGTCTGTTTGCATACGCTTCTTTTTTATGGGCAAAGTTACCCGTTACCGAAGCGTTCTCAGCTACGCAAAACATTGTAACACAAAGCATAAGCACCGTAATGCGAGAAAGATGAGTTACCGAATACTCTTCTGTCAATTACCTTCATCTTACCTCTTCGTTACCATTCAAGGAATGGACTAATGATTTGGTAACGGAACTTCTGCATAAATCCACATCTTCTGCACTTTTCCCCTCTATGCAAACCATAGAGATATACCGCAAATCCCTCTCATTTCCATTTACTTACCTCTCATTCTCTCTCTAATGCCCTTTCCGCTGATAGTTCCTAGGAATAAAAATATTTATTCCTAGAGATAAATATTTTTATTTGTACAGAAAAATAAATTTATTCCTAGGAATAAATTTTGCTCCTCGCGCGACCTAGATTCCGCAAAGTATAGATCGGCGCTGTTGGGGGTAGTATTTGGGGGTACTTTGGGGTGCTCTTTGCTGTATTTTGGGAGGTGTTTGGCTGTTTTGGAGATTGGTCTTTGTCTTTTTTATCTATTTATAAGCTACTGAATACCACAATTATTGTAAATGGGTACACTTTGGGATACGAGATTGCTAGCGGGCTATTTGGTTAGCTCGCTACTGAATGTTTCCAATTGTTTGTTTCCCTCTCCTCTCCCTCTCCTTTTTGCTACACCGCTAGTTTTCTAATCTCTTTATTCGAGGAGAAGAGTCGCAGGATCCATTCTCCTTTCTTCATTACCCATTCTCCTGGGATGGTGATGATTTTGTGGCGTAGTCTCTTGAGCCGACTTGTGGACTTTA